AGTGATGCAAATTTACAAGACTTTGCAGGGTTTATGCTTGAAAAGATAATGGCTAAAGGAATGGAAGAAGGCAGTGTTATAACAAAGGAAATAAAAAATGGAAAAAATGAATAAAACTGATAGATTGGTATCACTAATGGATGAAATTTCTATAGCAAAAAGTAAATTACTACCAGAAGATACTGGTCATATCCACACATCAATTAGCTACTTAGAAAGTAGAGTTGTTGAATTAAAAAATGAAATAGATAACGATTTGAGAAAAGTTGCATATGCCCACTAATCTAGAACAAACTATATTACGAAATCTTCTTACTAATGAAGACTACATGCGCAAAGTATTGCCTTTTATAAAACCTGATTATTTTCAAGGTATCTATAAAGTTTTATTTAATGAAGCAGGTATATTTGTATCTAAATACAATAAGTTGCCAAACGCAGAATCATTTAAGATTGAACTCGATCAATCAGAAAAATTAAGTGAAGAGCAATATAGTATGGCAGTAGATATTGTACCACAGCTATTTAATAAAAATGATGTAGATGAACAATGGTTACTTGATACTACTGAAAAGTGGTGTCAAGATAGAGCAATATATAATGCTATTATGGAATCAATATCAATTATTGATGGTAAGCATGAACAATTAACTAAAGGCGCTTTACCTGATTTATTAAGTAAAGCACTTGGTGTTGGCTTTGATCTTAAAGTCGGTCATGACTATACAGAAAATGTGGAAGAAAGATATGATTTCTATCATACAACAGAAGACAGACTACCATTTGATTTGGAATACTTTAACACAATCACTAAAGGTGGTGTTCCACGTAAAACTCTTAATATTGCTCTTGCTGGTACTGGTGTCGGTAAGTCTCTTTTTATGTGCCACGTTGCTGCTGCATCTTTAGTTCAAGGACGTAACGTATTATATATTACAATGGAAATGGCTGAAGAAAGAATTGCAGAAAGAATCGATGCCAACTTATTAAATTGTCCTATTGATCAGCTTGATAAATTATCAAAAGATCAGTTTACTACAAAAGTAAATGACATCGCACGTAAAACAACTGGCAAATTGATTATAAAAGAATATCCTACTGGTTCTGCGCATTCAGGTCATTTTAGAGCATTACTCAATGAACTTAAATTAAAAAGACAATTTGAACCAGATTTAATTTTTATAGATTATTTAAATATATGTTCAAGCGCAAGAATGAAAGCAATGGGAGGATCAATCAATTCATACACTTACATTAAAGCAATTGCTGAAGAACTACGTGGCCTTGCAGTCGAATTCAACGTACCGGTCTTTTCTGCAACGCAAACGACTCGTTCTGGTTTTAGTAACTCGGATGTTGGGCTTGAAGATACAAGTGAATCTTTTGGATTACCCGCAACGGCCGATCTAATGTTTGCATTAATATCTACTGAAGAACTTGATAAACAAGGTCAGTTTATGGTTAAGCAATTAAAGAATAGATATAATGATCCAACAAATCATAAAAGATTTGTAATTGGCGTTGATCGTAGTAAAATGCGTTTATACGATGTAGAAGAAACTGAACAAACATTAACAGATGACACACCAGTTTTTGATAAAACCACTGTCGGTCAAAGATTTAAAGATTTTAAATTATAATGAACTGGGATGATTTTAAAGAACATATGTTTGAATTAGATCCATCGCATCGTCCATGGGAGTACGACGGCGATGGCACTCAAATATATAAATTAGAGTGTGGCTTTAGTTCTAAGACTCCTTGGGACGGCGGTTACGCACTTTGGAAAAAACAATACGGACATGAATGGGAAAAAGAATGATAGCAAAACTAATTTCGTATAGCAAACCATCTGAGTTTGAAGAGTATCAAGATGAATGGAATATAAAGTCGTGTCAAGATTTAATTGCGTATTGCGCAAGAGTATCTAATCCATCAGGACAAACAAACACTGCAACTAATGAAAAGCTTTTAAAGTATCTTATTAAACACCAACACTGGTCACCATTTGAAATGGCAAGTGCTTGTATTGAGATCAATACTACAAGAGACATTGCAAGACAAATACTTAGACATAGAAGTTTTAGTTTTCAAGAGTTTAGTCAAAGGTATGCTAATCCTGTGGAAGAACTTCAATTTGTTACAAGAGAGGCCAGACTACAAGACGATAAGAATAGACAAAGCAGTGTCGAAGTTGATGATGACGCTTTCCAACTCGATTGGGAAAGAGAACAATTACGAGTTATCTGGATGTGCAAACAAGTCTATAACGCTGCAATTAAAAAAGGAATTGCAAAAGAAGTTGCAAGAGCAGTCTTGCCAGAAGGACTAACTACATCAAGACTTTATATGAATGGTACTATCAGAAGTTGGATTCATTTTATTGATTTAAGATCTTCTAATGGTACTCAAAAAGAATGTAGTGAAGTTGCAATAGCCTGTGCAAAAGCGATATCAAAGATATATCCAATGGAAGAATTTATTAAATAAACATACAAGGAAAAAAATAATGAGTAATTTTTACTATGACGATTTAAAAGATAAATATACAAATAAATTTGAACTAATTGTAGCTGCAGCTAAAAGATCTAGAGATATGCCAACAGCAATTACAAGAGCTGAAGGTAAAATAATAAAAAAGAGAACTACTGCTGCTATTGAAGATATAAGAGTTGGTAATGTTACAACCGACGAATTAAAAGAGAGAAGTATATCACAATATCAAAAAGAACATAAAGATAAGAAATAAATAAAACAAACCTTAAGAAATAACAAAAATAAGGAGAGGCTAATGGCGTCTACTGGTATATGTAGCACAGAACTGGCAGTGTTAGCCACTTTATCCTGGGAACGCGTTGATGTAGTTAATTGTCCTGATGGGGAATCTTGGGCTGGATTAAACAAAGAAGAAATTGCCACAGTTGTTAAATGGATGGACCATAGAATAGAACAACTCACAAAGAAACGAGACAGTAAATGACAAATAAGTATACTCAAGATATGACTGGTACGGGTGATCACGTCGAATTAGGTGAAGAAGATGAAAAAGAACCAGAAAGATATTATGATTGGATGCTTTGGAAATTAAAGCAAGAAAAAAATAAAGGTGAAAGTGATTAACATGTTATGTTTATTTTCCTTTACTTTTAGAGAAAAGTATGGTATAATATACTTATAAAATAAAAAAAGGACTTTATATGACTCAATCAATCACTAAAATAAACTATAACTTCGACATACCACACGATATTTCTATCACAGATTTCTTAACTGTTTTAAACGATTTTCAACTTACTCTAATCTCATCCATACCAATAGGACCTGCTGGGGGAAATCCAAATATTACTATTTCTGCCACTCCAACATCCATTACGGCTTTTAAACACTTCTTATCTAAAACATAAGATTTATTTAACATGTTCATAACAAACTTTAAAATAAGTGAAAAAAAAGGTGTACATTTAGTGAAAAGTATGGTATAATATACTTATAAAATGAAAAAAGCGGAGAATATAATATGTCAAAACCAATCAGTACTAAAAACTTAAAAGAATTAATTCTTAGATCTGAAAATCCTTTAATTAAAATTAATATATTGTTGAAAACTCTACCTCATCATATTGTGAGAGAATCTCAACGTATTGATTCTAATATAAAAATTATGAAAGACCTCACTAAAAAATATACAATGGTTCAAAAATTATCACAGGAGATTATATAATGGGAATACATATTGGAAAGCACGAAAGATCAACATCATGGATTGGTAGGTTTAATCCTAAAGATCCAAGAGATATGGCCGAATATGCATTGGTCAAGCAAATTGTAAAAGCTTGCAATTCACCTGATATGAAATTTAGAGTAGAAAAAAAAGGTAGAAAACCAACTAACGGTTTTAATTACTTTGGTGATCCTAAAGGTGGTATGAAGAATGCTACATTATGGGATGTGTATGTTTATAAACGTACATATGATTATTATAATCAAAGGAGAATTGGATAATGATTATTGTTGACTACAGCGGTATTGCACTGGCTAGTATTATTATTAATAAAACTAATGATGAACAAATGATTCGTCATATGATATTAAATTCACTTAGAATGTATCACAAAAGATACAAAGATGTTTATGGTGAAATGGTTCTTGCAGTAGATGCTACAAATAATTGGCGTAAGAAAGTATTTCCACAATACAAAGCTAGCCGTAAGAAAACAAGGCAAGATTCTACATTTGATTGGAATGAAGCATTTCGCTTACTTACTTTAGTAAGAGAAGAAATCGCAGAAAACTTTCCTTATAAAGTTATTAGAGTTGATGCATGCGAAGCAGATGATGTTATTG